AATCTTCGGAATTTATTCTCAGAGGCGAGAAGAGAGCTTTTTACAACTCGTCTGAACCGCTGCCGAGAGTTTTTTTTGAACGTTATTCACGTCGGGTCGAATGTCGCTTTTTACGCCGCAAACAAAACGGCAGAGGAAAGGGCTGAAGACAAGAAAAAGCGGTGCTTTTTTAATGGGAAACCCTGTTTTTCGGGAGCGTCAGAGAAGAAAAACTGCGGAAGGCTGCCGTTAAAAAAACATCGCTTTAGCCCAAGGGCGGTTCTTGGCAGCAGCCCGTCTGCCGTAACTTCGCGAGCGGAAAAACGGGATTTGAGCTGATGCGAAGCCACCTATATGAAAAAAGCTCTCGGCTGCGGCAGAAGACGTACAGATACACACATTTTCCACTCGGAAAATACCGCTTTAGCCGATGGCACCAGCCCACGGCACACCGATGGGCGACAAATTTGGCGCACATACCGAAATCCCCGAAAATCGGCGGTTTTGTAGCTTCAGCGTCGGGCGAAACCTCCGATTTTCGGGGCAAAATTGTTTCATTAAAATATGTTAAGCATACCGATTTTAAAGGGTTTTCGTGTGGACTTTTCTAAAAAGTCCGCTCCTCCGTGATAACGGAGCCAGCCGCGCCCTACCGAGCGGTGCGCCCAAACGTGCGCCATTCAGTTGAAATATGACACGCCCCACCAACCAACGAGCCACCGCCCACGGCGCACAGAACGCAAAAAAGCCGACCGCAAGCAGTCCTGAACGAACCGCAAGCAGTCGGCTTGGCGACAGAAAAGGCGACAGAAACATAAGGCGACAGAGCTACACGCGAGCATCGACGAAAGCCGTGTTGAGTCCCTGCAGCCGTGTGAAGTACTTGGTCCAGATGCGCTTGTCAACACAGTCGCCGAAGTGGGTTGCCTCCTCGGGCATGATGCTCTGCTTGCGCTCCGAGCTTTTGTCTTTGGCGAATCGGCCCTGCGAGTCCTCGATGACGCGCGTGTTCTGCATGGAGATGAGCGTGTAGCGGCAGCGTGTGGCGTTGAAGCGCACATGAGGGAAGCGCGGGTCGGTCTCGGACAGGATGTAAGTCCATAGCAAGAACTTCTCATGCTGCGGCGGCTCCATGCCCGGATGCACGCGCTGCTCCACCTGCCAGCCGTAGCGTTGTAGCCGCTCGATGAACAGTTCGTTGTACGACTTCTTGGCGTTGGCACGCCGTGCGTCGCCATAGCGGTCGCGGTAGAAGGTGACGCGCTTGCAGGCATGGTGCTCGTAGTAGGCGATGAACTTGTCGGCAAGGGCGTTGACCTCGGTGTCGGTCTCGTCGTCGCGCCGCACGAAGAACTCGTTGATGACGCAATCGACTGGCTGCTGCGACACAAGTTTGGAAGCGAAGTCGAACATACGCTCCTGCCCCACGGAGAGGAACGACGCTGCCGAACCCCAGTCGGTTGAAATCTCAAGCGGCTGTGTGGGGTCGCAGTCGAGGTCGGCACGCGAGTCCTGCACCTGGGCGAGGTCGTGCCAGTTGTAGCCCGAGTTCTCGGCGAAGTCGCGCAGGTAGGAGTCGTTGGTGGCGTTGTAGTAGAGGTGACGGTCGTCGAGCTTGTAGTAGCAGTGGTCGACCTTGTCGAGCACGAAATTGAGAATCTCCACCATGAACGAGAGCTTGTCCATGACGCGGTATTGGTTGACGATGTACGACATGCCGAGGTTCTCGATATTGTCGAACACCGAGCCGAGGATGAACAGCGTGGAGTCGCGCGAGACGAAAGGCGTCAGCTCGTGACGCTGTCGCACCGCCTCATTCCATAGGTCGCGGAATAGTTGCCGGTCGTTGGCTATGTAAGCCTCGATGAGCTGCATCTGTACAGTGACCATGCGGTTCCACTTCTGGAAGAGCGGAATGCCGCGCTCCTTCTCGTAGTACTCAGCCGGTGAGAGCAACCACTTCTGCTGTGCCGTGTAGGGCATGGACGACAGAAAGGCATTGCCATGGTGCTTGACTATTGGGTGCTCACTGCGCCGGCCGAAGATGCACTCGTTGCCACGGTTGGTAGGTGCCACCTCCTGGTCGAACTTCTCCTTGTTAATGGTCAGCGCCTCGTCGGTGATGTTGAAGTCGGCGTTTGGACCACGCGAGTTGCCCTCCTGCGTGAGGATGTAGAGGCAGTGGCCATTGCTGAAACTGATGACATGGTCGAACTGCATGAGGTGCTCATAGGGACGGATGAAGGAGTCGGGCGGACGCTTGCACACCACATAGTCGCCCGTGTGAGTGTCGTAGTCGTAGGGCTTGTAGCCCAGCATTTCGAGCATCTTGAACGTGGAAGGCAGTGTCTTGGTGAGAGCCTGGCCGATGGTAGCCTGCGCGATGGTGGTGACACCGCGCGGCATGATGCGCACATTCTCGTCGACCTCTGCACCGACGATGAACGACTTGCCCGTGCCGCGCGACATGATGGCATACTTGTTTTTGGCCTGAAGCATGAGGTAGGCATACTGCACGCGATTGACATGGATGTCCTCCTGCCAAAAGTCCTGCTTGTGTGGATGTGTCATGTCTGCATAATTTCTTCAGCCTCGCTGTCGTCGATAGGCTGATAAAGGTTGTCGATAAGCTCTTTCTTGTCGCGGTCGGAATAGTTGCGCACATCGCCGAGCGAAACGTTCTGAGTCTGACCGTTTTGCACGATCTGGATAAAGAACTGGTTAGCCTGCATACGGCGCGGATCTTCCTCGCCGACGGGCCGCTCGCCGATAATCTTGTGGAGCACGAGCTTCGCCTTGTTCCACTCCTTCAGGTCGCCGCGCAGTTTGCACTCGCGTATAAGCTCAAGCTGGTCTTTGATCATCCACGCCTGCCAGAAGTCCCAGTCGAAAGTGTGGCGCGACTTGTAGAGCTGGCGTGCCAGAGCGATGTCGCGGCGCACGGTGGACGGCGACACATCGTACTTGGCCCGCATGAGCCGTATGACATGATTGTCATCAGGGTAGTCGTCGAGCAGACGCGCAGCCGACAGCACACGCCCGAACTGCTCGCGGCACCGCTCCGGCAGAGGATTATTCTCCGGATCGGTGATGTGCGCTTCAATCTCATCGTGGGTGAGACGGGCTATAGACTTGTATTCTCTAACCATACTTCAGTTGATTTGAAATGTCGCCGAGCATCTTGACAAGCTGTTCGATGGCAGGGTTGCTACCGTTTTGTGCCGCCTGGATGATAGACCGCTGCACCTCCATCTTCTGGCGGATGTAGCCCCGATAGTAGGCAGTGCGCACGGGTGACGGCTCGCGCAGCAGTTCCTTCAGTTCGAACTCCTCAATCTCAAGGTTGACGGCAATGAGCGGCAACGGAATAAGGCAGTAAGCCATATCCTCGACCGCCTTACTTTGCTCCTCGTTCAAATTGATCATACATTATATTATTGTCGAAGCGCCATATCTCAGGCGACGTGTGGATAATGCCCCGCTCAAGTTTGGGGTTGTGCGTAGCGTTTTGGCTGCCCACGATGCTGACGTGCCAGTCGCCGTTGCTGATGAGCGCCACCTTTGCGTGGAGCGACGTGCAGCGGTAGGCATCGGGAAACGACGCGATAAGATGAGCGAAAGGTTTGGGAGAGATAGACCGCACACGGTTGTCGATAAGGAAGCGTATAGAGAGAATACGCCCCTCGTCGACATATCGCCGTAGCGTAGAAACAGAGTCCTCGGCTATAGAGTAAGTCGAGAGAAAAACATCGGCCGGACCAGTCTGCCGCAGCACATATAGCATGAGCTGCACAAGGTTGAACGCCCCGTTGCTGTAGAAATGCTTGTCGGAGCCTTGGCGGATAGTGCCAAGCTGCGACGTGCGCTCAAGCACAGAAGCGATGACCTCGATGTCGGACTCGGAACGGTCGAGCACATTAACAAGAGAGCGATGATCCGGCTGGGGGTCATCGCTCTGTCGAGTTTTAACGGAAAGAGGGTCGAGAATCATGATCGTGAAGCAAGTTCATACTCAACCTTGGAACGCTCCGCCTTGAGACTCTCAACCTGATTGGTGAGCTTGACACGCTTGGGTGAGTCAGGCATCGGATTCTCAGTCGGCTGCTTAGAGTCAGACTGATAGAGAAGCTGGTTCTCCTTGCGTGTAATTTGGTTGGTGAGCGACTTGCGGCGTTTGCGCAGAGCCTCAGTGTCCATAGTCTTGTAGTCGGTCTTGGGCTCCGGCTCAGCCGACTGCTTCTGTTGAACCGAAATCGCGATGTTTTCAAATTCAGTCTTGTCAGGCACCTTGCCATCGCGGTCGTAAGCCTCCTTGAGAGGAGCAAGTGCATCCATGTAGGCAGTGAGCGACTCCATCTGCTCGCCGATCTCCTTGCGCCGTGCGACCGACTCCTCGTCGTTGTTCTCGCCAATCTCCAGACGCTGACGCGCGAGTTTCGCCCTCTGCTTGTAGGCATCGGCAAAAGCCTTGATAACAAGCTGCATGACCTCAGGCATCTTGTTGAACGACTCCGTGTCGGCAGTCTTCGCCATGGCCACCTGCTCGTTGATAGACTGGTGCTCGCCATCGCGATCGTTAAGGTCGTCGACATCAGGCACATCGGTGAAGCGCGGGTCGTCGGGATTGTAGTAAAGCTGTATGACATCGCGAAGGCACGAGGTCAGTTTCTCGGCAGTCCAAGGCTGTTCGCCCTTTCGCAAAAGCATGGCATGAATTGTAGGCTTGAAGCCCGACTTGCCGAGAATCTGAAGTCCGGCGGCATAGTTGCGCTTGTCAACTGGCTGCGCAAGCCACTTCATTGCCGCCGAACGAGCCTCGAAATAATCTTGTGTGAGTTGCATATAAACCAAAATTATGCTCCTGCAGCCGTGAGAATATTCTCACAATCGCCCTCATAGACGAGAGCCCGCGGAGTGTTGTACTGGAACTTGAGAGTTGTCTGGTTGCGCTCAGTGGCAGTTGTGCCAGTTGTCGCGCCGTCGCTGTCGGAAGCAAGGATAGCCCCGCGCCGAGAATCGCCCATGAGATACTTGGTGCCGTTGTTGTCCTCGACGATGAAGAACAGCTTGCGCCCCTTGGTAGCATTGAGGAAGCCGAGAATCTTCTTGCGTATGCGAGCCGACACAAGTGTAAGCTCCATAAGGAACGACTCTCCGCCAGTCTCGCCCTGCGGCTTGATGGTGAACGAACCAGTGTTGTCGGTGAAGTTGAACTTGTAAGCTTTGCAGCCATTAGCCATGACCACATCGCCCTCAAGCGCCCCCGCCTTTTCAAGCGAGAGCGCAGCATCGGACGATGTAGGGTAGTCAGGCCAAGTGGCAACCTCGTTGTGGTAGCCGAAAGTGACAGACTCAACAATGCCGCCCATGTTGTCCTGGGCATCGCACTCAAAAGCCGGGTCAATGTCGGCGAGGTCGTAACATTTTTTCTTGTCCATAATCTACATTGTTAGGAGGTTAAACATCAGCAGGGTCAACCGGCTGGTCGTTGCAGCAGAACATCTCATAGCGGAACGTGGTGAACTGCGTGCCGAAGAGATACTTGCCAAGAGCCTTGAACATATAGTCGGAAGGAACAGCTCGGAGAGTACGCATATCGCTCTGCTTGTCCATGCCATAGACCACGTTGCTCTGAAGCGTGAGCATGGCAAATGACGAGTCGTCGGGCATACCCGGGCAGCGCACCAGTTCGCACATACCCTTAGAGCCATAGAGAGTTTGTTGCTTGGTCTCGTCGGGCGACTGGCCGGGCGAGTGTACATTGGGATGCTCGTCGGCAAACCAGTCATCGTAGAGGTCGCCCACAGCATAAGGAATGTAGAGCTTTGACTTCTGGTTGCGGAACAGTTCAGGCATGTGTCGCCACATAGAGAGAAGCTGTGTGCCCACATCGGCACGAGTGAACTTGCCGGTAGTGACAAGGTTGCTCTTGCCTGCAGCAATTGTGCCGTCGGTCTTGCCCTGCTTGATGTGATAGCCGAGACCGTTGAATGAATCCTTCAGGTCGGTGTGTGAGGAGTCTTCCTTTAGCACTGCATTCCAGATACACGGCAGCAAGTCTTCGGAAGCCTGCTGAAGGATATGGTTGACAAGCCAAATCTCGAAGGGATGCTTGGCTATCTCTATGGCACCGCGCACCTCGGTGATGTAAGTGCGGCGGTAACGCTCAGGCTCATCGAGCACCTCGATGACGCACGGATGCACGGTGAGCGTGCGGTTGCCGAAAGAGCCGATGTTCTTCTGGCCCTTGAATACGCCAGTGTAGCGCGAAGAAACCTTTTTGAAGAAAGCCTCGGTGAACGTGTAAGAGTCGGTGATGCCCACCATGGGCGACATGTGACGCAGCATAGCGTCGGCACCCTGGTGGTTGATAGCAATAATCTCTTTGCTGTGAGCCTTCACCGCAGTGTTGACGGCGGTGATGTCGATAGGATCGTTGAAATTCATAGTCTATTCGTCGTAAAAGTTGTTGATAGGATCTTTGCGGCAGTCCTTAAACTCGTCTTGCGGTTCTTCGGTCTTGCCTGAAGGAGGAGTGACTGAAGCCGGGATTTTGTCGAAGGCTTCCTTGATTTTTGAAATCTTGGCATCGATGCCCTCAGTGCTTTTGACCTCGTCGGAGAACTTGTCGAGCTGGTCAGTGACCTGCTTCTCAAGATTGCCATGGTTCTCGACCTTGCCCTGAAGCTCGGCGAGACGGTCGTTGATGGTCTGAAGCTGGGCAGTTGTAAGAACGATTTTAGAATCATTCTCGTCAACGCCCTCCACCTTGAGGAGAGTGTTGACAGTGGTGAAAGTCTTATTCATTGCAGTTGGTGTGGGATTAACGGGAGAATTTGGAGGTGGCGCAGGTGTATTCTTATAATCAGGCAACGAAGAGTTGCCGCCATGCAAGCCAAGAAGTTCGCCGAGACGCTGGAAGAAGGTACGCTCCTCAGCCAACCCATCTTCGGGAATAGGAATGGCACAGTTGCGGAATGCGCTGATCATCTCATTGGCAGCCTTGGCAGGAGCCTTCTCATTGATAATCTCGTCGACAAGACCATAATCTTTGCACTCCTTGGCTGTGAGCCACGGGTGCGATTTCATGACAGCGAGCATGTCGTCGGATGTGCGCTTGCCACGAGAGGCATACTTGTCGGCAATGATGCGGTCGATATTCTCAAGATTCTTGATGTCTTCAGCATTGGCGATGCCCATCTGCTTCAGCTCGTCGGCATTCATGCTCTGCCAATAGAACACATCCTTGCTGGAGCAATGCACATAAAGCATGCAGTCGGAATACATCTTGATGGTCTTGGCACCGAAAAGCCATGTAGCCGCCGAAGCGTTGAAAGAGTCGTGAACGAGCGTGACATCGCCATGCTCGGCAAAAGCATGAGAAATCTGCACTGCAGCAGCCACATCACCGCCAGGCGATGCCATGCGCACGGTGACTGGCTTGCCCTTGTTGTCGCTCAGGAACTGGTTGACACGCCAAACCTGGTAGCTCGAAATCTCACCATTGATACGTAAAACATTATTTGGCATAATCTATAGATATATGTGATATGCGGCAAAATTAGAAAGAAAAAAGCCCCGTACCTTAGACGAGGTGCGGGGCAGTCAGACAATAAAAGCGACGGATTATATATTATTCAAGTCATCCAAATCAATGACAAGCGACGGTGAAGGCTGCTTGCCCGAGAACGTGAATGTAGTGCCGTTGAGTGCAGTGAACGAGTCGCCGGTAGCTTTCTCAGCGGAGAACTGCAACGGAATGTCGACAGAACCAGACAGAAGTGCCGTGCCGTTGTTGTCGGAAGAGAGCACAAGCCACACGCCACGCTCAAGCCGCTCAATGAGCGCGGCATTGTTGCGGCACAGCTTCGGAATAATACCTTCGATGGACAAGTCCCAACAATCGCCCCCATCGGCAGTGGATTTCTGCTCGATGAAGCTGAAGGAGCGGTCGCCATAGACGGGTATGACAATGATATTGTCGCGAGTAACAAGCTCGAGCGCATCGGTGTCACGGCGGAAGTCGTGGCGTATGCGGAGCACATCGGAAGGAGGAATGGCGTAAATTTCCGCCAGTCCTCCCACGTTGTTGAAGTCGAAATTGATTTTTTCCATAGTTATTTTAAGCCTAAATGAGCCTTTTAAAGCCTCTCTAATCAGAGGGTGACTGTTGCTCTGAATACCGCTCTCTGCCCTGTTCGGTGATGTGTCCGCTTTTGGACAGAACTGCCCAACACTTTAGCTCCATATTTTTGACCATTTGCTCGAAATCGCTCTCGCCGTTGATTTTTGCGTTGCGCTGCAGCTCCTTGCGTATGGAGTCGGTGTCCCAGTCGAGTTCGGTGATGCCCGTGGCGCGGCGGAACCGCTTTATGCGGTCGGCGATGCTCAGACCCGTGACGGAGAGCATGGCCGAGTAGGTGTGGAGCACCTGCTTCACCTCGCGCTCCAGCCGGGTGTTGAAGTGGAGAGTCTCCGTGGGCGACAGCTCCCAGCCGTAGCGCTGGAACGTGTCCATGCTGATCTCTATTGCCACGCGCGTGGTGTAGCGGCCGCGCAGCGACTGGTCGCGCCGTGCCTCGCCGCGAATAAGCCGTCGGCGGAAGTCGTCGGCGAGATCGCGGTTGGCGGACAAATTTACCAATTCCGGCCAGTTCTCATCGGGACGGTTGTAGTTGGCAAGCAGCCAACGTTTCACATAACCCTTGCAGGGCATCCAGACCGCCATGCGGTCAGACTGTTTTCTACGTTTTGTCATGATTATATTGTTTTTTGTTATTGTCTGTGTAAGATAGAGTGTCAACCAAGTGAAATGAATTTTTAATCGGCATGTATGGGATGGTGCATTTTCGCGTCCAACCGACCAACCGTCCAACCATGCAGTAATTAACGCTGATTATCAGCGAGTTATGCGTTGGTTGGTGGCGTTTTTACGCCAACCAACCCGACCAACCGCTCCAATTTAGCAATTTTGCCTGTGCCGACGGCAGACTCCGACGGGCGGAAAATGCCCTGTGTTGGAAACCCATTTCCAACCGAAACCAACCAACCGACCAACCTGACCAACCATTTCCAACCACTCCAACCATATACTTATTACTACTTAACTTACTTATTACTAACTACTTATATTACTTGTGCGGTTTTGAAAATTTCCGCATGGTTGGACGGTTGGTCGGTTGGACGTGATTTTTGCCCTCTGAGCTTTTCAAAACTACGTTTTAAAAACTCTCTCTTTCAGATGGGGGTGGTCGGGGGAAAACGGAACGACGGACAAGTGTCTCGCGACACCTGCCCGTCTGCACTATTATTGCCTGACAATTGGATGTTCTGATTACCTTTGCCGCTTGCGGAAGATTACTTCAGCCGCTTGATGCGGTACTAAAATGGTCGGGTATCCTCTTCGGAGGCTGTGATGGTGGCTCGCTCGAAGTCGATGCCCATGAACTGCTGAAGAATGTTGTAGTCGAGCACGATGGCGGAGGTCTGCTTCGACTTCTTCTCGATCTTGATTATCATCGTGTCGTCGGGAGCCATGACCGTGCCAGTCTGCTTGTCCATTGTGTTTGGCGGAGTGCGCATGGTGCGCACCTCCTCTTGCCAGATGAATTTCTTGTTGCTCACGTCGCCGATGTATGCCGGGTGCGACTTGAGGTTGACGACAAGCGTGGTGAGCGTCAGCGGACGCTCGCCGCCCTGCATGGCGGCAATGTAATGCTTGTGTACGTTGGAGAGGTTCATGTACATTACCTTCTGGCCCTCTGCCATCGGCTTCACCACGCCACCCTTTAGCGTCACCTTGTCGGGCGTGTCGATGGTGAAGTCGCGGCCGAGCTTAAGCGTGCCTTTGTCGATGAGGAAGTCGAGAGTCGTGAAGAATGTAGCGAGCTTGTCGCTCTTGGCAAGCATCTCGCACTGGTGGCGCACCTTCTTCACTGCCAGCTCGAAGAACTCCTCGTAGGTGAACGGCAGCCGCAGGTGTGGCGCGTCGCTGATGAGCAGCTTGCAGGTGGCGAGAAACATGGATATGGTGCCGATGATGCGGCTCTGGTCGCCCGATCGGCCCGACATGCCGGTGAGCGCGTCTTGCAGCTCCTTGCGCGACTGCTCCATGTAGCCGATGAAACGAGTGCGAAACAGCGGACGCAGCTTCTGTACCTCGACAAGAAGGTACGACAGCCCCTCCTTCTCGTAGCCCTTCAGCTCCTTGAATATGCGTTGTGCCTCCTGGTCGCCCGAGAAGTTGTGCGCCGGAACCTCGCACAGCACCACGCGGTTCGACAGCGCGTTGTCGTCGCGCTGCGGGGCCTCTTGGCCGAGCAGTATGATGGAGGCGTTGACCTTCGATGTCTCGATGTCGTTGCCAGTGGCAGAGCGGCGCTTCTGCTTGCCGTCGCCGTCGTAGGTGACAGCCTTCAGCCCCTGGAACTTCTGGTCGGAGATTTCCTCGTCGTTGTACTCCTCGAATATGCACGGCACATCGCGGAACCGCTCGAGTATGGAGAAGAACGCCGCATCGGAAATCTGGTTAAGGTTAGACGACGGAGCCGACGGCACCTCGTAGAGGGCGCGTATGCTCTGCGCTATCTGCGACTTGCCTGAGGATGTCTGGCCGATGAAGAAGATAGCGGTGAAGTTGCCTATCACGGGGTAGAGGTCGGAGCGGAAGCCGCACAGAATGGCATATATAATCGCCCACTTGCCGTTGTCCTCGATGCGGTAGACGCGGTTCATCAGGTCGGCCCACTGGGCGAAAGTGATGCGGCGCTGCTCAGGCACATCGATGTAGCGCAGGTGACGGTCTTGCTCGAAGATGTCGGAGTCGTTGCGGTCGTAGGCATATATCTCGGAGTAGGCAGGCGAGTAGAATAGGTCGCCGCCATGCTCGACGAGGCCGAGGTTGTCAACCTTCTTGATTTCAAAATTGCCGTCGTCGCCACGGTGGAATATTGCATTAGACCAGGCGAAGAAATCCTCCTTCTGCTGGCCGAAGGTGCGCAACTGGTAGCACGTCTTGAACTGGTGCGACATCCACGTCCAAATCTTGTCGTAGTGCTTGATGTTGCCGTTCTCGAAGTTGTAGGCACCCTCGTTGACGAGAGCTGCGCGGAACGTGGCCATATTGGCAAACACCGACGACTTCCACTCCACATATTTCGCCTTGCGAATCTCTGGCGACATGGAAGTGATTTTGACTATACGCTTGTTAAGCTCCGGGTCTTTGTCGTAGACATGCAGCAGTGGAGTCATGAAGAAATCGCAAACGCGCCCGAAGCCGCCGCTCTCGTTCTTGAACATGTAGCACACCGGCTCGCCCTTGCTCTTCGACAGCAGCGGATAGAAGCCGTAGCGTGACAGCATACGCTTGTACTCGTCGCTCTCCTCCACATAGTCGGGCAGCGTGTTGCCGTCGACATCGGCCACATCGTCGAGGTTCTCGCGCTCCGCTTCCACCTTGTTCTTCGACCGCTTGCGCGTGATGTAGGGCTTAACGATATCCTTCAGAGCCTTCTCCGAAGGTAGCGAGAGAGTCTTGGCCCAGTCTTTCATCGAGCGCGTGCGTGTCACCTCGGTAGCTTCGGCAATCATCTCGGCTATGCGGTCGAGATAAAGATCCATGACGTTAGTCGTTGGCTCATCGCTGTTGATGGTATGACCATAGATGCGCACATACCACTGAATGAAGCCGAGTGTGTTGCCCTCGATAGACACGTCGATGTTGAATCCGGCGCGGAAGAGTTGCTTTAGTAGCAGAATGTCGGTGCACTCAGTCTTGTCGTTGAAGTCATCGTCGGGAGCGTAGACGATGACAGAGTTGTCGAGCTGGCGCAGTTTCTGTATGTCGCTCTCCTCAGGGCAACCCCTATAATAAATGTAAGGCCGCTCGCCCACGTTCTCCTCGAACTCTCGCCACGACGATGTGAGGCGTATCTTGTCGCGGTCTTTGTCGTAAATCTCCGCTGCTTCCTCGATGCCGCAGAACCCTGCAGCAGGCTCGTCGCGCCGCTTCACACCCGACATGGCTTGGCGCAACTTAGGCATGAGCTTGTCGGACGATGTGGCGGTGAGTTTGGCGAGCGACCGCATGTAGTCGCCGCGCATAGTCTCCTCCGGCACATGCGCTATGGCGGCCACGATGGTCTTCAGTCCAGCTTCGCGCTCTGGCTCGTCGGTGGCATGGCGGTAGAGTTTTTCGTATAGGTATTGTACGAACCCCATCTCCATAGGCTTTAGCTTCTCGCGCAGTTGCCCCACGTTGGCACGGGCGAAGTCGTCGGGGTCTTGCCCTTCGGGGAGCATGACACAACGCACATTCATGCCAGCATCGAGCAGCACCGGAATTTGCGTGATGGCAGCGTGGATGCCAGCCTTGTCGTCGTCGTAGACGAGCGTGACATTCTCGGCCAGTGAGCGCAGACGCTTCACCTGCGTCTGGTCGAGAGCCGACCCCGACTTGCAGATAACGTTGCGGATGCCGTTTTGGGCGAAGGAGATAACATCGAACTGCCCCTCCACGAGATACACCTTGTTGTATTTTGAAATTTCGGCGCGTGCCTGATAAAGACCGAAGAACTCCGCACCCTTCTTGAACACAATGGTGTCTGGCGAGTTAAGGTATTTAGCCTTGGCATTGCCCGACGTATCGCGGGCCGTGAAGCCGATGACACGCCCATAGCGGTCGAGGAACGGGAACGTGACGCGATGCCGGAAATAATCCATGCTCTCGCCACGCTCGCTTGTGTAAACCAGACCGGCACGCTTCAGAGTCTCCGGCTTGTAATGAGCCGAAAGGTCGTCGAGCATCTGGCGATAGGAACCCGATGCACCCACGCGGAACTCTGCCCGTGACCAGTCGTTCATGCCGCGCGACTGTATGTAACGGTCGGCAGCCGTGTCGATATGCCCCTGCAGCCATTTCTCGGCGGCATCAAGCACAATCAATACCCCCTCGCGCTCACGTTCGCGGCGCAGTTCTTCGTCGGTTTTCTCCTCTACCTTTATGGCGACATGATATTCACGGGCGAGCTTCTGAGCCGCCTCGGGGTAGCTGATGCCCTCAATCTTGTGCACGAACCAAATAGCGTTGCCGTGCTCACCGCACCCGAAGCACTTGAACATGCGCCTGGCCGGCGATACCGACATCGATGCCGTGCGCTCGTCGTGGAACGGGCAGCAGCCGAAATAGTTGGCGCCGCTCTTGCGCAGTGTCACATATTGCGACACTACATCGACGATTGGCGCAGCGTCGAGTATGCGGTTGATGTCATTTTCAGATATTCTCATAATGTCAGTTAATAATAGTGTGTAGTGTCAGTCATTGTCGAAGAGGTCGAGCTGGCGGTTGAACATGAACTTCAGAAGTTCGTCGCGCGTGAAGTTGAGATGCCGCGCCACACGCTCCATCTCCTCCGTGGTGGCCTGGCGGTAGCCCTGCCATACCTGCTGGAACCGCACCTGGTTGATGGCCACAGCCTGATAGAACTCCTTGGTAGGGTGGAAATAGGCAGTGTCAATCTTTACCGCCACAAGTTCTCGCAGCAAATTGCGCTTCACTTGAGTATGTCGCGCTATGCCATGTCGCAGCATGTAGAGCTGCACTGACAGCTCAGAGCGCGAGAGTTTCGCAGCCATATCCTTGATGGAGAGCCGCGTGGCGTTGTCGCGCACGAACCTCACCTCGTCGGCAGTCCAGCGCCGTTTGGTGTCACCGCTGCTCATTGGCGATAGAGCTTAGAAGGTCATATTTCGCACGAGTCATCCAGTGATGTTGGGTAACAAGCAGAAACTGGCGCATAAATTTTGTCATGTCGTCAGTAACATCGCCCTCGTGCTTGTAGTTGAGAACCGAGAGCAACGAGTCTACCATACGCACGAGCTTGCGCATGTCGGCAGCACTGTCGTCGATGACGATAAAAGTAAGGTCGTCGTCGGCCGTATATGAGATAACGCCCTTGTATCCGGCGAGCTTCAGTGAATGGTCGAGAAGGTCGACAAACCCCAGCTTGTTGCTTTGGAATGGACACACAACATAAGTGATGCGCTTCTCGCCACAATCATCACGTGTCACCACCACATAGAACTTGCCATCGTTGAGCATTACGCCTATATATTCTTTTTTTGCTTTTGTCATATCCAT